AAGCGTCAATAACAATCTTAGCATTAAAGATATTATTATCAAAGTAACCATGAATGAATTTACTAACTTCTACAGTTATAAGGTTCATAGATAAATACCAACCACGATAAGATACAGTTCTTTCAGCTCCATCTTGTGGAATTAAGTGATATTCACCATTAACTTGGCAATCTTTAACGACTGAGTTCTTTGCGTAAATCTTAACTGAGATGATGGAATTAAATGCAGTAAATGAAGTCAATACATAAGTATCATTACCAGCAATATTAGAATCTCTAACTGAAAGATTACATTCATTGGTTGTTCCAAGATTAATATAAGAACTTTCAATTACAATAGAAGCATTAGATGGTAAAGAAGTCAATGCTAAATCTCTACAGTTCTTAATTACAATAGTCTTTCCTTCCCAATTTGAAAGGTCATAGAAACCTGTACAATTATCTAATTCAAGTATAGAAGCATCACATCTATCTATTCTACATCCAGTTCCAATATAATTGAAATTATTTAATCTTATTATATCACTTGTAATTACTCTAGAAGTATATTCAACTACTGGATTTAAAGCACTTGTTACAGATTTATAATCAAAGTTAGCGTCTGGAATATTAGTCATTCTTAACTGAATGTACAATGCTAAAGCATCATCACCAATCCAATCTTCTTGAACGAATGAACAAGCATGAGCTTGACCAGCACCAAAGAAGGCCTTATCGTTTCCAGTTATAATAAACATCTTTGAAGTTAATCTACAGTTATAGAATGTATTATAATCTGTACCATTATTTGAACCTAGATTACCATTCTCTTCAAATGTACAGTTATTGAAATTATATCCGTAAGTCTTTATTCTTGTGTCAATATGAGCATCTTGCCAATTCTTCTGGTCTGTATACTTGTCTATGATTACATTCTCGTAACCAGTATAAGATTTAGCATCCCAAGAAGTCTTAACATTCTTTGCTACAATATTTGTATTTCTTTGTACAAACTGTGGGTCACCATTCCATTCCGCAGTAATTGTTGAATCACCAAAGTCATAGAATTTAACACCTTTAGAAATATCAATAGCTTCAGCTGATACATTTAAGTTTGAATATCTATACCAGAAATAATCACCATTAGCATTGAAATATGGTCTAAGACCTTTATTATTACAATAGTTAAATAACTTTATGATTGAATAAGTTTGGTCAGCCATATTGTTAGAGTTACCTGGGAATATACCAAAGTGTTTACTATCACAATGTAATGTTGGCTGAACCATAATCCAGCGACCATTTATTTCATTATTAGAATGAATAACTGAGCCATCATCGTCTTGTTCAGTTGATTCAGGGTCCCAATAATAGTTAATTGGTTCTTTATCCCCAACAGTATTATATCCAAGCAAAGTTATAACTTTAACTCCACCAACTGTTGGAACTCCTTCAATATCAAGTTCTCTCAATACTTCTATTGTTGGAACACAAAGTGTTGAAGTTCCATCAACATTTATATCTGAACTATTCTGGTTCTCAATAGTATACTGAAGATACCATTTAGAAACATCAGATGTGTCAATACCTTCTTGAGCAGACCAAATACCATTACCAATATACTTATAGAAATAAGCAACGCAGTCTTCGTCAATAAAGACTTGATGTTGAGTTCTACCATAAATATCAGTTAACTGCGGATTGTCAAGAGCAGTTCCGTCACTATCATAAATTGGAGCAACTGTTGACCCATCCTTTACCATAAACTGAACACAACCATGTAAAGGATTATTATTGTTATCTAGATAACGATTCCATGTATCAAAGCTTCTCATTTATCTCTCCAATTTGTTTAATATATCCCAATCATACTTAGAATTATTAGACCATCTTTCATAAGCTTTCTGTATTAAAGGATTGTCATAATTATCTGGTAATTTATTTAATGACCAGTTATCAGAATACATCTTAATAACTTCATTTATAGCTTTATCTTCATTGTAATCTGGTTTATAGTTAATTTCATCCCAATTTCTACGAGCAACAGATTGTCCAGCTGTCTTTCTACCAATACCAAGTATTCCTTCACCTAAAGCCTTAGACAAGAATGAAGGTTTCTGCTTTCTAGCATATTGTTCTGCTACTACTTCAGCTGGGACATCTTTAAAGAATGTTGGAATATCACCATAAGGACTAAATTCTATTTCACCAGATTTAGCTTGTAAGAATGATTGATAATCTGCCGCATTCCTTATAGCATCATTATTTGCTTGTTCAAGTGCTTTAGCTTTATTTGCTACTTCATCTGCAGCTAGTGTAGCAGCTGCATCATTACCAGCAACCTCTGGATGTCCCTGCCTTTCTCTAGCAAATTCAAGTTCTTGTCTAGCTTTATGTACTTTCTCTATACTTGCTTTGATTACTGGATCATCAGTAGAATTATATAACTTATATAACTCATCTTGTGTAAGGTTATCCAAATTACCAATCTGATTCAAATTAGCAATTTCTCGTTTAGCTATTGCTTCTTCTTCTGCAATAGCTTTCTTATTTACTACATTGGCAATTTGTTTAGCTGTTGGGTTCTTACTTCTTGTTAATATATTAGCAATCTTTCCAGTCGTTCCTTTAACTATTTCATTAACTCCTGGAATCTTACTTAAACCGCCCAATGAAGCACCAATAAAGTCAGCCGCAGTACCTCTTGTCAATACATCTTCATCTGCATACCACTTCTGTGCAGAACGAATTGCAGGACCACCATAACTGAAAGGCCAAGGAAGAAAGTCAGATATTCCTGCAACTTTACCAGCAACTTCATTTACGTATGCTTTACCTGGATTACCTTGTATATAATGCTTTCTAGCATATTCATTAGCTATCGGACTATTGAAATAAGAACTTTCTTTAGCCCTTTCTGCTTCTTGTCGGTTCTTATCTATTTCTGCCCATCTATCTTGATTATACTTATTTACAGCTTCAGTTTGTTTCTTACGCATATCATAGTATTTCTTTAAATCATCTTTAGTTATATCATAAGCATTAGATAACTGCGCCATTCTTTCTGGCGTAATGTCATCTATATTAGTATAAGTACTATAAATACTTTCCATAGCAGACTTATTTGATTTCAATAAGTCTTCAATCTTAAAGTTATTATTCCAATCTTTAGAAGTTTCAAGCACATCTCTGTTAATCAATAACCAAGATGCTTTATCGGGGTCATTATCAAATGATTCTGCCCATTCTTCATTAAACTCCTTCTTTATGAAGTTATAAATCTTATTAATTGTTCGTTCATTAAACTGTTTCTTGTTCATTAGAACCTCAATTACTTAGAAGATTTAGGAGATGGCAAACCACCTTTATTACCTTTATTACCAGAATACTTTCTATATAATTTAGCACCTTTACCATTTCTTTGAATGTATCTAGCACCTGAAGGACCACCTTCTTCATATCCAACTTCATAAAGTAATGGAGTCACTGTTCCTTTAGCAATATAAGCATTCAAATCTGCTTGGATTTGTGCTGCATTCTGATCAAGTTTAATTCGTTTCTTTAATGCCTTATTCAATTCAGCTAATCGTTTAGCACCTTCATCTGTTGTTGCGTAAGCACCAAAGTCAGTTATTGCTTTATTAAGTTCATCTTGTGAATATGAATCGTCATAATCAGAATAACTTGCTAACAAATAAGATTGAGATTTAGTAGGGTCCCAAGGTGTTTCTACTTCTACTGCCGTTCCCAATTCTGGGAATTGTTTATAAATTGAATTAATCTTCAAATCATATTCTTTAGTATTTCCACCAACTCTAGCAACTTCCTCTCTCTTTGCTTTGAGCAAATCAAGTTCAAGTTCTTTACTGTTCATTAGTCTTTGTTTATCATAAGCAGATTGACTATCTTTATTCATGCTAGCCAAAGTCAAAGCATTCTGTCTATTCAATTCATTCTCTCTAGCATTAAACTCTTGCTGCTTGAGCATATTGCGATAAGCTGCTTCTTCAGCATCAATCTTATCAAAGCCGCTTCTATCACCCTGTGCTATATAGTCAAGATATGACAAATCACGATAACCACGCATAGCATTTCTTTCTGCTTTGCGTTGTTCCAATTCTGCTATTCTAGCTTTAATTGCTCCTATATCCATTATCTACCTCTACGATATGTTCCTTGCATAAGTTCATAATTGTATGGATTGAAATAGTTCTGGTTGTAAGATTCGTTCATATCTTGTGTGAAACTATCTTGTGGATGATAACCTTGCATCAAGTTTGTTGCAGTTTCTACCTGTCCACGATAATCAGCTGCTTCAGCTTGTTGTGCTTCATATTCTTCTAATTGTTTCTTTAACATCTCAAGTTCTGCTTCTTCTGCTTCTTCTTCAGTTGTATCACCTTTCCAATTATTATATCCACCAACAGCTCTTCCAGCCATATTTCCAATATTGGTTACAGTATCACCCCAAAGTTTACCTTGGTTCTGGATATATTGTGCTTGTCTTTCAGCGGCTTTAGCACGATTGGCTATCGCATTCTGTAACATTGTAGAATAATTTACATTATCTCTTGTATAAATTCCTGCCATATTTCCTCCTTAATAGAGTCCGCACTATAGCTGTATCATAAGCCTGTTTAGAAGCTAATCTATCCTGTTGAGCCTTGAGTAAGTCGGACTGACGAGCATCTTGTGTATTAACATAATCTTGTGCTAGATTACCCTGAAGCCCCATCTTATACTCTGTACCACTTCTCAAAGCATCCAATCTAGCTTGATTGTTTCTAATAGCATCAGTAAACTGTTGATAAGCAAAGTTTCTATCTTGTGTATAATCCTGCATAGCAGTTCTATATAACTCATCTGATTTCTCTGCAGTTCCCTTTGCTATGTTGAGAGCAGCCCCAGTACCTCTCCCCAAACCAGCACCAGCAGCACTATGTTGAATAGTGTTTGCAGTATCACCAATAATACGAGAATAATATGGGTTAATGAAATCTTCTTTAGTCTTTGAATAAACATCATTAAAGTCACCAACATCTGCTACATAATCTTCAGGATTATAATTTGCTATTGCTTCACGATATTTGTTAATATCTCCAGCACTTCCTAAACTTTGTCTAGAGTTATAATATTGGTTAATCTGACCAACAATAGCATTATATTCAGCTTGAGTTAACTGACCTTGTTGTAGTAATTGAGCAGCTGCAGCTTGTCTATCTTCTCGTTCTTTCTCTGCAGCTTTAGATTGTGAATAAGATTGTATGCCAGCACCTAATAATGAGGCACCAGCCATAATTCCAGCGGCAATTAAAGGAGCTGCCATATATTAAACCTCCATAAATTCTTTGTTAATAATTAGCATTGTTAATTCCATTTCTCCAGTACAAGAATACCAAATCCAGTTACTTCTTTGGAAAGATTACAAGTTAATATACTATCCTTTATTTGGATTCTAGTTCCATCTGAGCATTGAATAAACCCATCATAAACTGAGGGTAGTTTCAAATTATCATATTTGGCTCCACCAAACAAGTTCACAATGAGCAAATTCTTCATAATTGTGAATACTGCTTTACCATCACCCAACTGACCATATTGTCCTTTGAGTGCTTCTATATTCTCATTAGAAGAGTCATAACGAATAATCTTTATTTCAGCTTTATTCATTATTTCTCCTTATACGAAACTAGATGTTGGACTGAAAGCAATCTTCAAATTCTCTATGGCAAACGGAATTGGTTCAGTTGTAGAAATTTCAAGTGTGAAATAACTACCCATACCACAATGCCAAATTGTTGTATCATAATCATACTGACCAATCTTACCAAGGAAATAATCTTCATAATCTGACCAAGTAGCTCCATCCCAAGTATATCTTATAGAAACTCTTGGATTCAATTCTTTATTTGTATATTGGTCATTGAAACTGTGTTGTCCGTTATTTACAATTAATTGAGCACTATCAATATAGAATGGACAGTTATTTGCTGTTAATACTGAACCTCTACGAAGTTTCAAGATTACCTTATCATCGTGTTCAGTATATTTGTTCTCATCCATATAACATAGAGCATCTTTAGTGCCAACATAAACCTTATTATAAGCAAATGTAGCATGATTATATCTCCAATATGTTAAATGGTTGTTTCTATCATAACTTGCTCTATAATGCCAAGCATTCTCATTGACATCATATACGAAAGTCTTCTTTGCTTTCTCAAAGGTTATTGAATAGAATGTATGCTGATGTTCTTGCCAAATTGAAGAATATGTAGCTTCAGCATCTTCAAGTTGAGTGATTTCTCTCTCTATATCTTGTGTTGATACACGCTGAATAGCAGTATCCTTAATCATAAAGATACCATCTTCACCAATATCACTAGAACCTAGCCATAATACAGTATTACCAAGCATTGATAATGAGTTTGGTGCTTTAATGCCTATATTACCAGCTGCGTTGTCTGGTGAACTGAATGGATTGTTCTTATCATCATTATAACTGAAGACCTGCCATGAACGTTCACCAAATGTATAAAGTTTAGAACCATTACTACACAAAGCAATAGTATTATCTGGGCACCATTCGGAATAAGTTATGAAACCATACTTAGCAAATTCTACAGTACCAACTCTAAACAAGTCATTTACTTCTGGTGTATCATCTGCTGTACCATCAATAAATTCTTTATACTGTGTATAGTATTGGTCTTGAATTTCTCCAGCTTTATAAGCAAGTTGTACATCTTCAGTTAAAGTCAACCACCAAGTATTAAATAAACTTCTTTCTTCATAGAAACTCTCTGGTTCACTATTTGAAATTTCAAATGGATACTGATAAGAAGTATAGAATGCGTCAGTTTGAGCATCGTTTACAATCAAGTATCCATACAAATAAGCACAATGTGTTGGTTTAATTGGTGTATTATCTGTATTAACTCTAATTGGTAATTTGATAGATTTGAAATCCATCTGTTGGTCACCGACAGACAAACCAGTATTAACTGCATAAACAGAACTGCCATCCACAATAATCAAATGTGGGTGAGCAGATCCATAACCACCAGTTTCAGTCATGTGGCATTCCGTTCCATAAGACGGAATTGTAGCAATCTTATCATAAGTATTATCGTGTCTAATCAAGTATAAGCTATTACCATATACTGCATAAAGAACAGGGCGATTATCATAGCCCCTTGATACACGATACATACCTCTACATTTACCAGCTATATCTGCTGCTTTAACTGTACCTTGAATTGTTCTATTTAAGATTGTACAAGACTGATCATTTGATTGAACTTCTGGGTACATATTGATGGCTTCACCAAGCCCAACCTTTGTCAGATTGGATTTGGTAATACCGCCTGCGACGTTCTGTATAAGCTTAACTTGACTAGACATTAATATAACCAATCCCCTGAAAGAAGTTCCTGTTGAGTCATTCTACGTGGACCTCTCCAATAATCTTCTCTTAATATCATTCTATCAACAGCATTTGGAGTCTTTACATTATCCACTAATACTGAGACTTCTGTTTGTAATCTATTCATCTGTGCTTCGTCAAGACGAGGATACATCAAAGCTAATTTGTGTGCAGTTGCTACAATTAACAATTCAATATAGTTATCTGGGATATACAATTCACTATTCAAATCAAACTTAATACCTTCATTGTAATTAAACTTCAATCTATATGGTTTAGACTGACGAGCAACTACAGGCTTAATTTCAATTAACCATTCACCTTGTGATTTCTGTGTATATGTGAAAGTCTTTGTATTATTTCCAAATCTATCATAATCTGTGTGATTTACAAAGTCCAATTTAGCAAATTCTCTATATTCTTCATTATAAGGAGAAACAAGATAAATACTGTTAATCTTATCTACATCACGAATCTGAACATGATACATTGACTGATAACGAAGCATTTCTTGATAACGCTGTGGATATGGTTCAGTTATGGAATGACCAACCCAATTATAAATCGTACCTTCATGAGTATCTACTGGCATAACTGTGTAATAAACATTTGGATGGTCTTTCAAGATAGCCCAAGTATCAAACTCTACATCTTCTTCAGTTAGTTTAGATTGGTAAGCATCAAGTTCGGTTGAATCTGCAAAGTATAGATTATGGTCACCTTTCAATACATCAGTTTGGTCATAAACGTGAATTAAAGACACGTTTGGTAGCATTAAGCTATTCTGTGTCCAAGATAGAAGGTTGTCCTTATTATACTTATCGGCAACCCCTTTGAGCAATTTATAGCCATTCTCTAGTATATCACCTGGAACGGCCTGCTTTCTAGGCACCAAGTTTATACGAGTACAGGCTTCTTTAATGATTTCACGAACGGATAAAGACATTAAACCTCCATAATATAAACAATAATTAGTTAGTTTAATTTCTCCATTAGTTCGCAGATTTCTGTTAATCTGGCGATAATTGCTCTCCAATCTTTCTTTGTTCTGCTATCGCCAAATACGAAATGTACCAGATCATGTGAAGTACTGTTTAATCCAATGAAATTAGTTTCATCTGATATATCTGTATAGTGGTCAGGATTTAAATCAAGATGATGCAGATTATATGTCTTACTGAGCGGTTTGAGAGTAATTGGGTCAATCTTCTGTTCGTTTCGTTTCTTCGTCCTTAGTTCCTTCCATTGTTTGGATCTGCGGAATTTGGTCTTTAAGTCCTGATTTACCACTTTCTTCTTCTTCTTGATTGGTTTCTTTGAAATTCTCATGTAGCTTCTCACATCCTTGTAGATTTAACAATACCCATTCTTCTTTAGACATCAAGTCCTTGTATAACAGTTCATATAATCTATCTGTATTACAAATTAAAGGTCTATTGGCATATATCTTACATTTGTTATTCTCATCTAAGTACTTACATACACAATCACCTCTATCTAAGTCTTTATTTAATAGTCCAATCTTTCTACAACAATAGGCTTTACAGTTACCGCATGATAACGCCATTATCTACTCCACTTCAAATAATTTAAGTATTTATTTGCTACTTCACTAGCATGTTTGGATTCATTTAATGTGGCAGAACTGTGGTTCATAGCATAAACAGCAAGAGCGAAACTATCTGCTTCGTCAGGTGAATGCCCAATCATTTCTTTAATTTCTTCTTTCTTACATAATTGGAATTTACCAGTATTATTAACTGAAATGGTTGTATATGATAACTGCGTCTTGATATCTTGTTTATCTACATATAGTCCAGCTTTAATTGCTTTAGCAGTTTCCGCATACATCTCTGCTCTAGCATTTGTATATCTTTCTTCATAAGGTTTCTGGGCGAAATTTATACCTTCTACAGCATGAGATTTAGCTTTCATCAAGTCCAATAATCCACAAGATGTTGAACCAGTTATATCAATATATGTTCCTTTAACCTTGTATTGAGTGATTAGTCTTTCTGCTACATTACACAATTCAAAGCTATCGGCTTTATTAACTGAGACCATATCTAGGATTCTATAACGATTACATACTGTGAATACATTATTATCCGAACCCAAACCAGACAAGTCAATGCCCATATAGTTATCGTCAAGTTCAATCCCGTTATCATATAATGGATAATCACATAACTGAATAACTGAAGCATCAGAGTCAATATCTAACATTACACCTTCCAATTCTTGTCGGGCAATTTCAGGATTAACAATGGTTGCTTTCATTAGTTTAATTTGTTCTTCAGTAATCATCTTATTATCAGATGTTCTAGCAGTAATAATCTCTACATTATCACTATGTTCTTTACAATATAAGTTTAACCAAGAACCTCGTCTAGGTGTTGATAATAGTCTAACTTGTCCTGTAATTCCATCACCACGCAAGCATGGAGTTAAGGTTTCAAATAGTTTAGGTGGTGATAGTGCTGCTTCATCACAAACTGCTAGAGAAATCTTTGATAAACCACGAACTGATTCCAATCCTTCGTATGAAGCTCCATATATTACTCCATTACCATAAGTTATCTTCATAGCATGACTATCAATTCTAGCTGGAATTTCAAGTTCTTCTAATCTATTTCTAATCTCTTGAAATAATACTTCATTTAAAGCTTTAAAGTTCTGGGCAAGAGCAATAATTCTCTTGCCTTGTAAGAAGTTAATTGTAATCAATAATGAAGCTACGAAAGACTTACCGAAACCACGACCGCAACACAAATATGTAATCGGTGCTTTAGAATTTAGAAATTCTCTTTGTTTGGGGAATAATTGATATTCTTTATTCATTCCAATCTCTTATGATAATGTTTATATCTTGTGATTTAGATTCTACTTTAACTTCTTTCTGTTTGCTTGTATCCTGCCAATGTTCCTTATCTCTACGAGAGAGTATATCAAGATAATGTTTGGCTCTTTGGTCTTTCAATAGTTTCTCTGTTAATAAGTTTCTTACAAGCAATACTCTTGTCTCATACCAGTCATCATCCAATGGCTCAATTATTGTTCCAACTGGAGCATAATGAAATGCTAACTTGGCAAATTCTTCCTTATTATTAGTTGAAATAATACCAATCGTTAAGTCTACATTTAATTGTGGAACTGTGATAATTGAACCATTTGGATTCTTTATCATAGTGTCAAGCGTAATGTGTGTGAATTTCGTATTTAGAAAGTCTTGTAAGGTCATGTTATTCCTCCAGTAATTTATTTAAATAGATTGTTGCGTTTGTGTCAGCATTTAATCTAACTTCGGCAATTTGTCTTAATATCTTTCCGTCAGTTGGATTATATTTAAGCAATTCATTCTTTATCTTATCTATTGTGTCAATATGTGGATATCCTCTACCAGTCAAATTTGTGTAAGCATATTCATAGAATTTATCTGGTTTGATATATCCACATCCAGTATTTGGATTCAATCCACGATTATCCCAACTGATTACGCATTTACCACAAGCCATTCCAACCATAGCAGATCTACCAATTCCTACTACTATATCAGAATCTTTAATATAATCTTCTACATTCCAAATTCTACTTCCTACATTCTTTGGAACTGAATTAAATTCATATCCAAGTTCTATACAAGCTTGTTTCAATAAACTATCATCACCCTGACAAATTGAGAACACTCTTGGAACTGCGTTTAATTCTCCAGTTGGTTTGTATCTGTCTAAGTCTATTCCATTCAAGATAACTGAGGTTTCTTCACCAAATTTCTCTTTAACAAAGTCTCCAATTTCGTGTGAAACTGAGATATGGAGTGCTCCAGGAACTGGGTATTCCAATGATGTGAATTTACTGTTTAATAATTGTAAGACTTTGCACTTGTTCAAGAAGAACATTGTAGCAGTCTGCTGACATGTTATAGCCAGATCTACAGGTTGATTTAGATACATTTCTACATTATGAGACTGGAACCATTCTTCTGTTATAGAATGCTTACCAAAGTCAGTAGACCAATAATATACTGTGTGTCCTTGTCTTAATAGGGCAGAAGCCATATCAACTAGCAATGTTGTTGTACCACCTAGAAATTCAAATTTATCTTGTCCGAGCACTATATTCATATTATTCTTTATCGTATATTGTTTCTTCTGGTTTAGGTTTAACAATTAGTTTAGTTATATAAGGATTCTCACTTATAACTGTTACTTGTTCTTCCTTTGGTTCTTCCTTTGGTTTATCACTCATATTTAATCCCTTCTATTCTTGTGGATTTCCCAAAGCTCTTGTCTATCTTCTTTGGATAATCCGGTCTTTGTTTCTATTGCTTGAATTTCTCGTTTGAGTATTTCTAACATTAGTTTAATTTCAGCAAGGTCTTTCTTTGTTTCATTAACTGGTTCTTTCTTTGTTTCTTTGGGCATAATTTAGTCTCCTTTAATTTATACCCAATAATTATAGTTATCTAAGTTATGTATAAAGAAACCCTCGCAAGCGGCAATCCGACAGTACGAGGGCGTGATTTGAGAGACATAAAGTAGGTTATTATAATGATGAGCGGGATTGCTCAACATTAATATGTATATGATTAAAGAATCACTCTATTTAGTAATTCCATAAATCACCACTTTATCGTCAAATAAATGCTTTATTAAATCATAGTGGTCACTATCTGATTGTATATTATTATCTCTTAAATAGGCATGAATTTGTTGATGCTTATCTTTACTACAATAGATGAACTTATATGGTTCAGTATATGTGCAGCAATGATGAATCTCATATCCAGGAATCTTAGTACCATACTTATTAAGGTAACGAAGTGACTTAGTTCTTATACTAGCTTTAGACTTACCTAAAGAATTTACATCAGATTTATAATATTCCTTATGAAATTCTCTCTGATAAGCTTTAACTTCTTCTTTATGTGATTCTCTATAAGCTCTACATCTAACAGTATTCTCTTCCTTAGAATAATGTGATTTATTATATTCTTTAATTTCTTCCTTATGAGCTTTAATATAAGCTCTTCTCTTTGATTTGAGTTCTTCTTTATGTGCTTGATAATATGCTTTCCTATATTCTTTACGGTCTTGTGCCATTATTCTTTCTCCTTATTATTATATGACTATTCAAAGTCACTGTTTAATTTCTCTTCTCGTTCTTTAATCTCTCTTTCTTTCTCTGCTAGAATCCAGTCCTTTATTACTATTGTCCAATCTATATTGTCATCTTTAAATTCGTATTTATCTTTAATATGTTCTATAAATTGCTTTGCTGCAAATTCACCAAATTCATCAGCAGTAACTATATGTGTTTCTTCAGATTCTTGTGACATTATTCATTCTCCTTATTTGCTTGTTCTGCTTTCTCTTGTCTTTCTTTCTCTTTGTACATCTTTGATAATCGCTTTCTCATAACTGAGCGAAATTTAGCCACATCTTGGTCTGATACATGTGGAAAGTATCCTTCTAATATCTTTCTAGCATTATCTATTGCTTCTTTAACTTCTTCTATTGTTGGTGTATATCTAGGCATTATTTGCTCCTTTCTTATGAGCTTCTCTATAAGCTCTTTGATATGCTTTATATTCTTCCTTATGAGCTTCTCTCCAAGCTTTCTTATCTTCTTTATGTGCTAGATAATAAGCTCTATCATATACTTTCTGCCAAGCTTTCTTCTGTTCTGGGTGAACTCTCCAATAAGCTTTCATTTCTTTATAATATTCTTTAACTTCTTCTAATGTATTCATTATTTGTTCCTTTCTATATGTATGTTCCAGATGTTCCACCCAGGTTCCACAAGTTCCAAGGGTTCCCAACAAATTTCAGCGAAAGCAGCGAAACAGTGTGGAACAAGTGGAACCAGCGAAATATATGTACTTTATTCCTTTACTATAATCCTTTATAACTTTACTGTATACCATTCCTTATAACTTCCTACAGTCATCTTATAAGGTTTAACCTTCCGTAAGGAAGGTGTCATTGTGAGCGAAGCGAACGATGACTATCCATAATCTATTACAGGGCAGTCATGAATCTTCTATAATCTCTACGAGAGATTGTCCGCATAGCGGACGCAAGCGTAGCTTGCATGTATTCGTTGAATATATTGAAGGATGAACTATCTCAAAGAAGAGAGCGAAGCTCTCAAGGATTTCTTGAAGGATTTCATTTATTGTTTATTGGATACTTCTTTGGCTATAAGCTCAAAGAATTACTTCTTAGGGATTTACTATGATGACTTATGACTAAGGACCAGCGAAATTAGCCAACTACATTCATCACAACCAGGTCGCCATGTGTTAAATTTGTTAGATTTAACTCTGCCCGAAAGCTGAATATATTAGGAACGAGATTACCATTACTCAATCACTCTTTCATGGGGTCTCAGGATATAAACTATTCTCATTTATATTTCCTACCATAAGGTTAGGTGCCTCGGATAATATCTCATACCCTTTAGGAAGACCACTCTCTTATGGGATTTAAATATGTCAATCTATTTATATAAACAAATTTATTGTTATCAAGGGTTCCTTATGCCTTCCCCGGCTGTAGCATGATTCATTATCATTTGTTTCTATCAAATATATAATATTTATAATGCTTGTCAACCCATCTCGCACTTTCTAGTGAAGAAAGTGTCAGGATTAGTACTTAATTATTTAATATAATTCTCCAGCACTGAAATTCATAAATAATTTGAAGGAGTTCACACAAATTTGTATATTTGATACATAAATAAAGAGAATGGCAATGGTGCTATTCAAACAATAAGTAGGTTAAATTATGTTTAATACAAATAGAATTGTTACATTAGATTTAGAAGGTGATGGTTTGTCCAAGAAAGTAAACCAGAATGTATTTCCAAATGGGTGTCACTTTGACCCTGGTACAAGAATATGGTGTGCTACATTAACCACTAGAAGTAAGGAAGGTGGAATTGTAACTGAAACATATACAACCAAATTAAATGGAACTAGACCAGTTTATATTAAAGATTCAGAAGGTAATTATAGAATGGCTGCAATGACAACTGCTGAACATTATGAATCAACAGTAATACCAACAGAAGTTGACACTATATTCGGTAATCATTATATAACACCTTGTGATACAACGACTTGCTTTATGCAGAGACTAATACTAGAACTATGTAATTACTCACTAAATGGGTATGAAATTTGGATTAAAGGGTATAGGGATAAAGAAGGTAATTATTACAAATATGATAGAATTGCTCTATTAAATGCTACATACAAAGCATTTACTAAGACTAGTAAGAAGGTAATAAATTTAGCCTTTGTTAAGAATGGTATTAAGTTTAGAGATGCCGCAGCTGAATTCCCTAAACTTCAAGTAAATTGGCCTGGTACAACAGAACAAGTACAAATTGGTGATTTCAAAGATAATCAAACATATATGAATACTGGTATAATCCATAACATAGAAGATAGTTATCAGTTATTCACTATGGTTGAAAGATATGCTAAAGAAGCTAATGCTAATGAAAGAATCAAAGGAGATTTCTAATGTTTGGATTTATTAAGAATTGGTTTAAACCAAAGGATTTCAAAGAAGTTAAGAAAGAATATAAGACTTTGAAATCTAAAGCAGAAGACCTTAAAGAAAGGTTAAATGAATATAGAGCAAGTGAAATAGAAGGTGAAATACTAGATTCGTGTTATGGTGGTTTGAGACCAGATCAAGAAGAATGTCCACCTTTAATAATATACAACTTTAAGAAACTACTTGAAATTGCGAATGAAGAATCCTTAGTTAGAGCGACAAATTATCTAGGAATGTTCTTAACTGAACAACAGCAACAAGATTTCATGAATAAGGTAAGTCAGCTCAAAGAATATAAAGAATGGAAACTTAAGAATAGAATAAATAAATTAAACGAGGATTTCTAATGACATTATACGAAGCAATTAAAGAATTGGAAGGTTATAGAAAGAAAGTAATAACTGAATATAGAATGGAACAAGCTAAAGCTGACTTTGATAATGTTAAACGTCCTTCAAGAAAGTCCTTCTACGCAGTTAAGATGAGTAGTTATGTTAAACTTAAACTTGAGAATGAAATAGATAAAGTAGAACTTTCTAAAGCATTATATTATTTCTATAACAATATTCCATTGAAAGAAACAGACGAATATAAGTATCTTAATGATAATGAATTAAAGATGTTAGAAACAATTTGTAGTGTAACATCAACTGGACTAGTAATTGTATAAATTCATATTGATCTCCTAAATAATAATAGGGCCCTAAACTGGGCCCTCTTTCTTTATGAGTGTAAAGGATATATTGTTAACAGTTTACCATACTCATCTATATTCAGTTCGTCATTTATTCTTCCATAATGAGAACCAGCAAAGTTCTTAACTGCCCAACATATTGTAGAAGCATGCAGTCTATCCATACCACAGTCTCTCAATGAACTTCTCAACATATCATCAGCAAGTTCTTTAGAAACTTTACCACTCCCATAGCACCAGTCATGTAATATGAAAGTAGCATTGTATCTGTAATCATCAGACCAACCTTTAGCAAACCAACTAAACAATCTTGGAATTGAACCACCATCTGTTATTAGTCCTTTCTTGAACTTGAAACTGTATAGATTAACTTTATCATCTAACTGGACAAGAAAGTCATTGTCTATAATATACAGTCCATTCATTGTATGCCACGTATATGGGGTTACTCTCCAATTATAGAAACTAGCCATATATCACTCTCCTTTAATATGTCTAATACTTTAGAAAGGGCTGTTCTACTATTCAACAGTTTAAATTCTGTATCAATCGCAGTTCCGACCAATATACAACCATTACTATCCTTTAGTGTATTTCCAGCATGAATTCTTAAACCTCTAGATTCACTGAAATCTTCATTGTATAATAATGGAAGATTGGTCTTGAACTTTGGACTATAATTTAATTTAAGATTATAAAGACCTGGAGTTAATTTATGTGGGTCAAGAGTAAAGCAAATCAGTTTACCCATATAATATAACTGACCAAATTCTTTATTTCTCTTTAATACAAGATGCTTCATTCTTTATCTTCTTTCTTGGCAAGCTCAACTTTAATTTCACAAAGCTGGTCTATAATCTTGTCAAGTTTATTACCAATAGAATCAAGCTGTTGATGAAGCATCTTATTATCAGCTTCTAGTAAAGTTATTCTGGTCTCAAGTGAATCATGAGCTTCATCTCTTGATTTCTTTGTATTGTTACGTTGATAGTATATAATGAGATATAAGATGGCAGCTATGACAACCATCTTTATATTCCCAGACGAAATTGCTTGAGATAAGAAATCTTCCATATTAACCTCCTGTACCACCCCAAGAACTTGGAATTTGTGCTAGTTCGGCAGCCCCAGTTTGAGTATTTGAACCACAGTTAGTGAAAGTCCTAGTGTGGTAAGTAGGTGGGTTAGTTTGTGAACTCAACTGTTGATAGAATGCTAAAGCACCAGATTGAACATTTACACAACCCATAAACATCTCAGGTACATGTGTTACTTTATTTGTATTAAATAATGGTATTGAAGTAAGTGAACTGCAACCCTTGAAAGCATAACTCATAATATTTAAATTAGAAGTATCAAATAATGGAACAGATGTTAATGAAGTACAATCTCCGAACATATAGTTAATATCAGTAACATTAGATGTGTCAAATAAAGGCACAGTTATAAGAGAAGAACATCCATATAACATACCGTACATATTTGTAACACTAGATGTGTCAAATAATGGTACAGATGTGAAAGAACATTCCCTAAGCATCATATACATATTTGTTATTCCAGTCGTATTAGCACCCAATATTTCTACTACATTGGAAGACTTATTTAGGAATTTAGTAAAGTCAGTACCACTCTTGTAAATATCATAAGTATCTGAGGTTCCAGTTACAAGTGTTGCAGATTCATAAGATGTATCACTAGCTTTAACAGGAACATTACCATCACTTGTTCTAACTCTAACTGTATTAGGTGGTAGACCAAGTGGATTATAAGGGTCTATAGGAGGTACAGGCGGAGTCAAAGGTCCACCTTCCAATCTGTTACCACCAATAGTTAATATATTTCTATTTAATACAAGCATTATTCCTCACTCTCATAGAAGTAAGTCAAATTAATATTATGAATATGATAATCGCCAGAATGACCAGATAATCCTTTAATAGCAATCCAAGTAATTTCTTTATCATTACCTACATCCATAGGGTTCTTATGGAATTGGAAGGATACAGTATTACTATATTCACCAGCATCACCATCTGTAAGAGCAAGTAAATTATTAACATTTAAGTTCTGTGTATCTTCATATTGAGTAATATTATAGGTTCCTTCTTGATAAACGCAACTTGCACAAGGAATAACAGAAAGACTTGTGCAGTCATCTTTAGGATTACAATAGAAAGACCCAATAATCTTTGTTGGATATTTATTATTGTGTGTTGGTAATTGAATGGTTCTGAGAAGTTCTACATTAGTAGAAACTTCTGAAATATCATAGTAATGAGACTCCATAAAGACATCTCGTTTAGGGGTAGGTAGTTCAGTCCAGGTAACTGTGCCATTCTCGTCACAAGTAACATAAGTACCAGATAATGTTGGAGAAGGTATAATTGTACCAATATCATTAGTGTCAATATAAGTATCATAAGTTTGATTTGTACTATTGTATTGGAAACGAAGGTCACCAGACCAACCTGTAGAACCAGGAACAACAACTGAAACTGTACGAGCAGCGTCAATATTTGTACGAGCTTGTGTCTTCTCAGCATTGGTTAATGATTGAGGGATATTATTTAGAACTTTGTTTACACTCATTTGTTATTTCTCCTTTAATATATAATTCCTTTACAAGATTTAAGATATACTGCACAGTTAGACAATTCGCTCCAATACCCACTTATTTCATAAGTATCTTTAAGACTTTCAGGAAACCAAGCAGAATCTGAAGGATAATTCCAACCAGTTCCATTAGCATAAATTGTTATAGTATAATAATTACCACTTCCAATTCCTCCAGATACTTTACCAAGATAACTATAATCAGATAATATTATATTATTTCTTAAATTTGTACCCCAAGAGATATACACATCATCAGTCTTTAATTTATATAATAATCTAACTTTACGGGAGCCTTCATTTCGTTCATAAGCATTAACTTCTTCACTAAATGAATAAGAATTTATTATATGTTTCCATTGTTCTACACCATAAGCATGTACTCTATATACGTATTCGGAAGATAAAGGACTAGATTGAACTACGAAATCGTTATTTGAAGCATTAATATTATATGAACTAGAACTTCTACGAACTGTTAAAGCTAGATTTGAAGGTCCACTATACATTACTCCATCTGGACTATCAGAAGTTCTCCACGGTCTAATTGGTATTTCAACTAACATATAATCATCGTTTCGTCTTTCTTCTGGTATTAATATTGTCTTGTATAATATTATATTTCCACTACCTATTTCTTCATCACCAGTTCTTATTTCACCTTCATTTACAGCAGGTGTACGAGTATAACAACGAAGACTTGATTTAACATCAAAGTTAGTATAAAGTAAACTTGATAAGTTATACCATTCAGGTGGATTAGTCGGTATAATCCATCTGCCATTATTTACTACTACATTTCCATTGTGTACTATCATAATTTATTTCCAATCAGAAGGGATTTGTGCAAGTTCTACTGAACCAGTCGCAGTATATGAACCACATTCACGGAATGTCCCATAGTGCGGAGGAGAAGGCTTTATGGAACTTAGTTGTTGATATAAAGCTAAAGCACCTGATTGAACCATAATGCATCCAATGAACATTAATTCCACATAAGTTACCTTTACAGTATCAAATAAAGGTATTAGAGTTAATGAAGTACAACCATTGAACATATAGCCCATATTAGTGACATTAGAAGTATTAAATAATGGTACAGTTTGTAATGATTCGCATCCACTAAACATGAAATACATATCTGTTACATTTGAAGTATCAAATAATGGAACAGATATTAATGAAGCACAATTAACAAATGTACCTTGCATATTAGTTATACCTGTAGTGTTTGCTCCCAATACTTCTAATAAATTTGTATGAGAATTTAATAAGCTACTCCAGTCACTATTCACATAAGTTAAATCCCAAATGTTAGGTTCCTGTGAAACTTGAACTCCTGTCCCTTTATAGAATGAAGGAACAATCCCATCGTTATACCTTAAACGAATAGTATAAGGAGATAATGAAGGTGAAGGAGCTTCTCCAACATTCAACCATTTGTCATTAACTTTGAGAACTTTATTATTGAATTTGAGCATTAGAACCATCCAGGATATTTCGTTAAACAATAATTATAATCTGGAGCAGTTGTACATCCACTAAAGCATCCAGTTGTAGTGGTTAAATTTGGACATGCAGTTTGAATAGCAATAATGAATTTCTCAATAGAGTTTGTAATTGGAGCATTCTGGAACATATAACTACAATTTGTAAAGTAATCACCTCTCCAAATATTTCTATAATCTTGTGGAATTAAAGTTACGTTTGGAAATCTATTATTGTAATTATACGTCCAAAGCAAATCTAGACTGTACAATTCTCCAAATACCATAGAAGGACATTGTGAACTTGAACTATTACCATAAGTTGCAGTTGTAGCACCACTTGACCAAGAACGTCTTATATCTTCATCTGACCATACAAATTCGTATAAATGTGTAGAATCAAGATTAGTTAAATTCGGCCAGTCACCACTACCACCATTCGTTTGAAACTGCGTACCAGCAGTTAAATCTTTGGAATAAGAATTATTAAAGTATTTAACTTTACCAGATATAGGGTCCCAATATAATCTGTTATATCCACTTCTAGGTTTAAATGTAGTATGATAATACTGTACAAATGGAACTGGTGGTTCAGGAGGAACATCATCTACAAATAAACCGATTGGTCTACCATTTATCGTAAGGTTTGATAATACTAAATCACTCATAGAACACTCCATTCATTTCTATTTCCAATCACTTGAAATTAGTAAAGTTTCTGCTTTAGATGCATCTGTACTATCTCGTCCACAAGAATTAAAGCAACCACTGTGATATAATGGAGGATTTGCTTGTGATTTCATTTGATTATAAAGTGCTAGTTGACCACCTTCAACATAATAAGTTTCATAGAAAGCATTCTCAACATCAGTTAATGCAGTTGTATCAAATAGCGGTATAGTTCCAATTAAGTAAACATGAGCACAATCTTCAAATCTTTCTATATTTGTAACACCAGTTGAATTTAATCCAAGTAATTTATGTACCTTGTTAGCACCCCAGTAACCAATAGAATCAGTCATTAATCTTCGCCAATTTGAATTAGCATAAGTTACATCCCATACACCATCTCCTCGGGAAACCCAAGTACCTTTAAATCCTTGATTACTACAATCATAAGAAGTATCTGTTAATTGTACTCTTACAGTATAAGCAGGTAAATTCAATGGATTCCAAGGGTCTACAGGTGTAGGACCAGGTTCAGGTTCAATTCCACTTATAATACATAAAGGTCTTATAATCATAAATTACGCCTCATATATTTACAATATAAATTATATTTCCACTAGTAACTTGTGAAGTATATCCAAGGTCAGTTTCAACACCATCTTTAACACCAGCAACATGCATCGTAACTTCACCAACATCACCACCGTACCATGTACCAGTCTTAACTTCTACTTTATTTACAGCATCAACTGAAGTAAAGTTAATGTTAATAGCATCCCCCCACATAGAATAACCGTCATCATTATTATCCCATTTAATTGCTCTTTCTATGTTAGAAGAAGATTGAGAATTCCAAGATCCATTTGTATATACCATTATAGAAGTAACTTGTGAAGTAGTTGCTTGAACACCATTTATATGTAATCCAGCCATACAGAATGTACCACTTCTTGAAGTCCAAGTTAAATGGATAACGTAAGAATCATAAACTTCAGCAGGTTGTGAAATTTGGAATACAAGGTCAGAACCAACATAGGCTCGTGCTATCTTGGTATTTCCAATGTACATTTCTGCTATCTTTGAAGAACCGATGTTGCTCATTATTATTTCCAACTACTAGGTATTTGTGCAAGTTCTGCTGCACCAGTTACAGTATCACTACCGCAGTTATGGAATGTACCTGTGTGTAATGTTGGTGGTGTAGTTTGTGAACTTGCTTGCTGATACAAAGCTAGGGCACCAGATTGAACATTGGTACAACCACTAAATGTTCTATTCATGTTTGTTACACTTGAAGTATCAAATAATGATATAGTAGTGAGTGAAGTACAATCGCCGAACATGTCACTTATATCAGTAACACCAGTTATATTTGCACCTAACACTTCAACTACATTAGTAGAATTATAAAGAACAGCCCAGAAATTAGTTCCACTCTTATAAACATCGTAAACATCTGTTGTACCAGATACTAGAGTAGCTGTATCATAGTAAGTATAGCCAGTCTTAACAGGAACATTACCATCACTTGTTCTAACTCTAATTGTATTTGCTGCAATAGGTGGAAGACCTACTTTCTTTATGAGCCATTTATCATTGGCACTATTCTTTAATACTTTACCATTTAATGTATAGATTGTTGACATTGTAATTTCTCCTTATTAAGCTTCTGGGATTAAATATAAGACTGATGAAACTGGTGAAACTGGTAATGACTGAACTACTTGAACATCTGTAATACCAGTTAATGTATTCTGTTTATCATTAACTTCTGCTTGTAATGTACCAGATACTGATACAAGATCAGCCATAGTAACATCACTATCAGCACTAATAATAGCACTAGAACCTGTAACTTCAATACTTACATTAGTACCAGCAACAAGACCAATAGGATTGTCTAGTGATATAACACTATCATTAACTGCAATACCACTAGCTCCAGATACAGGGGCTGGAATAGCTGCACTAACAGCTTGAACTTCACTCTTAGGAGCAATAACTGACGTATCAACATTCAACACGTTACCATCTATTGTAATACCTGTTCCAGCTGTATATGTTGAACCACCTCCTGTAACTGTACAAGAGATTACATAATCACTACCACTAGCGGTAATAGCGATTCCTGAGCCAGCAACCACACCAGAGACGCCAGTTGGAACATCAACCATAGAACCACTGATAGCTACGATTTCTGTTTGCAATGTGCCAGAGACTGCGTTTACTTCGCTCTTACTTGCTAGGTTAGAAACATCTGGTATAGCTGATGCAAGAGCATAGTCATTTAAGTCAAGTTCAACAAATTCAACCTCTTCTTCATCAGGTAATGTAGGAATGTTACCAGATACAGTATCAATCTTATTATTCAATGTAGCTGTTGCAGTATTAACTTCAAGCTTTGTAGCAAGATTAGAAGTATTTGGGATAGCAGCAGAAACAATCTGTAATTCAGCTTCAGTTGCTAAACCACTAATATCTGGTATTGAAGCACTAACTGTAGCAAGCTCAGTCTTTGTTGCTAGATTGCTTACATCTGGGATAGAAGCAGAAACAGTTTGAAGTTCGGATTTAGTAGCAAGATTACTTACATCTGGAATTGCCGAAGCAAGAGCATAATCACTCAAATCAAGTTCTTCAAACTCTACTTCTTCTTCACTAGGTAATGTAGGAATAGCAGCTGAAACATTGTCAATCTTTGTATTCAATGTACCACTAGCAGTAGAAACTTCAGCTTTAGTAGCAAGACCACTAATATCAGGAATCTGAGCACTAACAGTTGCGACTTCTTGTTTAGTAGCAAGGTTAGAAACATCAGGAATCTGATTAACTATGTTACCAGATACAGTTTGTAATTCGGCTTCGGTTACATAACCTGTAATTCCAGGAGAACCTGTAACCACAGCACTAATGACATAATTACTACCACTAGCAGTAATACTTACACCTGCACCAGCAATCAAATTTGCTTCTTCAGGTTTATTCTTAATAAAGTCTTTAGAACTTGTATTAGTTTGATTCCAATCAGATTGAATTTGTGGAGCAATACCGCTAACAGAAATAACATTGTTTAGAATCTGAATACCATAACCAGCATCATATTCTGGGGAACTTCCACCACTTGAGCCATTTCCACCTACATTTGCCAAGCTATGAATTTCAATATACAAATCATTTATTTCTGCATCGTCAAGATTAAAGAATACCAAGTAATTTGTATCACTATTCAACTTGAACAAGTCATAAGATAATTCAAAGTACTGATTATCACTTCTAGATTCATCAACATTTATGTTAATAAAGTTATTTGTGATATATTCAATATAAGCCGCAGTTGAGTAATTGTCTTTGAGAACGACTTGATTATAACGTCCACGAACTGTTACATGATAAGATTGACCTTGTTTAAGTTTAATCTTACCATCATTAGTAACATCAATATTACCCTTTGATTTAGACATAACAGCAGTTCCAGATACACTGGTAGCAAAGAACTGACCATATTCAATACCAGATACAGTAGCAACATCAATAGAATAAATCTTATTATTGCCACTAACAGTTTCAGTAATTGTCAATGTACCACTTGGAGATTGAATACTTACATTTGGAACTTGTTCACCAATAGCTGCACTAACAGTTTGAATTTCAGTTTCAAGGATACCACTAACATTATTAACTTCACTATGTGTAGCATAGTCACTTAGATCTGTAGCACTAGCAGCAATAGTGATAGTTGTAGCATCAGAGAAGATACCAATGTTCTGACCAGCAATGATTTCAATTTCATTTGGTTTGTTCTTGATATATGAAGGTTCTGTTGTGTCATCTTCTGTCCAGTCCGATTGAACTTGTTCACAAGCACCAGTAGCAACATTTATAGCTGATACAATACTGTCATCAACATAATTTGTAATGTCACCAGATACAGAATTTACATAATTTACAAGATTAGAAGATACTGCAGAAACTTCACTATGAGTTACATAGTCATTTGGAATCATTGAAGAAACTGCCGTAACAGCACTAACAAATTCATCGTGAGTAACAAGATTTGAAACATCTGGAATGGCAGATGCTAAAGCATAATCACTAAGGTCAATTTCTTCAAATTCTACCTCTTCTTCATCTGGTAATTCAGGAATGTCAGCACTTACATTATTAATTCTTTCATTTAATACAGCAGAAACACCACTAACTTCATTATGTGTAGCAAATACATTTAAGTCAGGTTTATTTAAGATTTCGGCTTTACCACTTACAGCTTCCCAGTCTGCATTAACTTGTTCTGGAATGTTTGCTGTAGCAGTTTCAATGATTTCAACTAAGTCACCAGAAACACTTTCAACAGTGTGGATAATATCTCCTGAAACATTATTTACAGTTTCAATTATATCACCGGAGACAGTTGTAATTGTTTCAATAATATCTCCACTAACTGTTGATACTGTATTAATAATATCACCAGATACAGATTCAACTGTATGGATTATATCACCACTTACATTGGTAATAGTTTCAACCAAATCACCACTTACACTATTAACATATTCAATTATGTTTCCACTAACTGCACTAACTTCATCGTGAGTAACGAAATCCGAAACATCTGGAATTGCTGAAGCAAGTGCGTAATCTGACAAATCTATTTCTTCAAACTCAACTTCTTCTTCATCTGGTAATTCTGGGATAGAACCACTAACAGTATCAATTTCATTCTGTAATACAGAAGAAACGGCTGTCAAACTAGCATTTGTAGCATAAACACTTAAGTCTGGTTTATGTTGGATATATGCTGGAGAACTAGAATCTAGTTCAGTCCAATCACTCTGTACTTGAGTAACTGAACCAGTAGGAATACTAGCACTAACTTCAGCAATCAAATTGACCAAATCACCAGATACACTTGTAACTCTAGCATCAGTATAAGCAGTTGCGATATTAACTGCAGAAGCAATAATTGTTGAAGCATCAAAGTCCAAATGGCTATTGATATAGTCCATATCAACTGAGATAACATTAGTTTCGTCATTAACGAATACACCATCACCACCAGTATAATCTCCACTTGTACCACTAACTGTAGTACTTAATATTGTAGTAATATCAACAATACTAATCTTATTTAAGTCTACGTTTGGTTTATTTGGATAATCAACATCCCAAGCAAGTTTCAACTTGACATCATAATAGTTCAAGTCATTTGGGGTAACTAATACTGTAGAACCATTAATAGACTGACTATGATAATAAGAATCATCAAGGTCAAACTTCCATTCTTGAGCAATAGTATTTGGTCCTTCCAAATATAGTTTACCACTACAGTTTCTATCATATTCACCATTCTCAAAGAGAGCATTAAAGTTAAACTGATAAACATGACCAGGTTTCAATCTGAAACCATCCATATTTGTAGAATAATCAATACCAGTTATAGCATCATTTACGAGATTAAATGTACCATCAAGATTAACTGTGTCTGCATAAGCAATAGCATAACCAACAGAAGAATTTGCACTTAAACCGGAAACTGCTTGTTCAAGAGCTTCAACTCTTTCAACAGTATCTTTAATACTTAAATCAAAGTTACCATTTCCATCATTATTTACAGTAACTGTACCATCTTCAGATGTAATTGTTATATTTAATACACCACTACCACCAGCCATACCTGGACTGACATGATAACGGCTCATAATAAGAGAGCCATACTTGTTATAAACATAAACATCGTAAGCTTGATCTGGGTCAGCTAATACAATGTTTGCTCCAAGACTATCTAGTGGAATTTGAAATGGATGTAATGTTCCATTGAAATCTGATGCACAGTAATACTTATTTCGTGTACCAGCTATATAAACTTCTATCCAACCTTCTGTTAAAGGTTTGCCTGCGGAATTGATAAACTGGAAAGTTGGACTTAATAAATATGCCCAACTTTGCATATCATCGGCGTTAATCATATAAATCCTTATCTCCTAAGCGTAGCTGCTATGATTTATGTTATACCAATAATTAGTTGTTATAAATAGTAAGTACACAATTAAATTAAGAGGAAATATGGAAATACCACATTGGAAGGACCCTGGACGAAAGAGAGATACCAGTATTTCATATACTGACCCCAATTATACACCATATTATGACTTAGACCTAGATGACTTTACGAAACTAGTTATTAAACTGCGAAATAAACTACAGTTAACTGAGCAAGAGAATGACAGATATGGGATATACATACTAACTATGGCTTTAATAGTTCAAGAAGGTCCCAAATTTAAGAATAAATGTAAGCAAGAAAGAGAAGAAATGCTTGATTACCAAACTATTGAATTATTAACTGGGTTACCACAGTTTGACCCAAATAGAGGTTCTTCAATTTACTCATTTGCTTATAGAATTGGATATACTTCATCTTGTCATTATTATACTGATAAGATTACAGACTATAAGAAGAAACAAGAAATTGACAAGCACTGTGAAGAAGAATGGGTGGAATATATGGAAGAATTTAGTACACACAAAGTTTCAAATTTAAATAAGGAAGGATAATATGATTTACGAAAGAAGAGCAAGATTATACTGTAGTGAAGATATATCTCATATTGAGAACTACGATAAAGCAATAGCAGATAAGACACAAGTTTGGCACTGCCATCATAGAGATGAAGTTAGAACTTTACCATCTGGTATGGTAGTTTATAGGTCTCAACAAGAACTTAAAGAGAATGGACGATATAATCATTGTCCAGCTAATGAACTTATATTCTTAACAGTTAAAGAACATAATCGTATTCATCGTGGAAACCCAGTACTTAAATCTAAAGAACTTCACGAAAGACAAGGCAAAGCAAATAGAGGTAAGACTAGATGTGAATTTGGCAAATTGTTTAAAGAAACATACGGTATAAATAGAATTGATAACCTTAGCCTATATCAAAGAGAATGGGCTTATTATAAGAAACACAATAAATTGAAAGGAGTTAAATAATGGCCGAGAAGAAGATTTCACTGGATGCTGTGCCCATGGATTCTTATGCTTGTGGATTATATAGAGTTAAGAATATAGCAGATGTATTATATGGTACTTACAATGTAACCATCTCTCCACCTGGTTCATTCCACTATCACAATCAAGATTATTTCTTTACTCAACGAGCAGTTGGTGCAAAGAATATGGAAACTCTTATGAGAATTAAGGAACAAACTGGTGTTAAATTTATTATTGACTTTGATGATAATGTATGGGATGAATTGCCCAAATATAACTTCACAAAGATTAATCATCTTGATAATAAAGAATCAATGAGAAAGTACTTAGATAAACTAGCCGATATAATTGTAGTTACAACTGAATCATTGAAAGAAAGTTTGAAAGAATTTGTACCAGCAACAAAGATAAATGTAATCCCAAATATGTTACCAAGATTTAAATGGACTTTCCCAAGAATTGCAGCACCATCTGGTAATAAGATTCTATATGCAGGCAGTCCAACTCATTTCAGTAATGAGAATCACATGTATGGTGACTTTACTAATGAATGGGATAAGTTCTTGAAAGATAAAGATATGACAATTATGGGAATTAAACCTTGGTTTGTTAATTCAGACAAAGTTTATCCTTGGACAGATATGACTTCATACGCAGTTAACTTCTATCATATTGCTTCTCAA